ATGAAGTTCAACATCTTTCTTTCAACTCTTACATTGGTATCTGTGGCTGGTGCGACTGCACTCGACTATGCAATGATTGCATGGCTTTGGGTCTAAGCAAAATCAAACAGTGTTTTCTGATCGACTATCGCTTGGCGCAATAAGCACGACAGTTTCCAAGGAATCAAAGCTTTGTGATTTGCTCGCAATGGATTCGATGAAGTCTTATCCTTCGATGCTTTTGTTGGTAAATGTCCTGCATCAAACTTTGGAAAGTTGCCATACAATACATGCGGGCCACTTATCTGTCTCGGTGTCAAGCCCAAGGCTTCAAAATAACTGATTGATCCGATTACATTCTCAATAACCCAGTATCTTGGCTTTGTAATTCTGATTATGTCAAGAACCGCCTCGAGGCAAGTCATGTCAGGTTCGAACTCATCACCATTGCGAGCTGCAACGGAGCGAGGAGAAGAATATGCCAAACTGAATTCTCTGCAGGGCGGTCCAGCGAGTAAAACGTCGTATTCTCTGATGGGAAGGCCCTGAGCGTGGTACAGGTGAAGCCTGTCACGCATTGCGAGAACATCTTGCATCGAAGTATGGGGAACTTCAGATAACAACGGATTGTTTTCGACCCTGCAAACTTCATCGCCAGCAAGCACAAACGCCTCTGAAAATCCACCAAGTCCGCTAAAGAGATCAAGAACTCTCATACTCGGTATTCCTCCTTATTCCAATTAAGCACAATAAAATCGCCACATTGTTGACAAAGAGTCCATGGTGGTTTTGTTGAACGTGTTTCACATACAACACAAATGCGTCGTTCTCTAAATGTTTTCAAGTGAATCACGCAACCTTCGGTTTGCTACCAAGCGTGTTAGAGCTTGTTCTTGCAATGTACGGATCGCTTCATCAATTGCTTGTGAAGTCTTGATACCTTTGTCTTTCAGTCCTTTCAGAATCCGGTCGGATTCGTCGCTCACGGTGATGCTGTATTGGTTCGCCATCGAATCTATCCAAATAATAATGTTATTTAACTCCAGCGAAAAAAATCCGTGAAGGTTTGAAATAATATGGCTTTTTTGGAAGGGGTGGGTGTGTCGGGGACACTAACTTACAAGGCCTCGGGGGCTCGCTACGCTCGCGAAGATAGGAATCCGTGGATTTATAGACCGAACCTTTCATGATAGGGTTGGAGGGAGAAGGAGAGACGCGTCTGCCCAGGGCTTGCATGTTGATAATCTCCCGATCCCTCCACCCAACAGAAGTGATACAATGGCAAAAGGCGCACGAGATATAATTTTGAGAGACAGACTACAATTTGACGTAGCTTCAACAGGAGTAACAAACCTAGTTTATGGTCGAGTTGACATGAGCGATTACGTTTCAATCGTAAAGAACGAAGGACTTGCAGTCAAAGAAATTCGATTTCAATTTCGCAACCCAAACAGTTCAGTAGCCTTTCCAACATGGCTAAACGGTGAAGATTTGTCAACTATTCCAGTAGGACAGACAGCGCAGGCACACATCCGTGCGTTTGCAACAACTACCGCATACGAGAATGTCGAGGATATTGGTATTGCATCACCTAACGTTATCTGTATGTACGAACACGTCTCGACTTTGTTTTCATCCGCTGTCGGTACTGGCCCAACTGATGTAGCTGCATGGGCTGACTATGAAATTCGACACTTTGGTACACCTGACCTTCACCCTGAAGGATATGATATTGTTACCGACCTATTGATTGGTGTTGAAGCGACTGGTTGTCAAAACAATTTACTTGCAGGCAACACCATCGAACTTGATGTGATGATTATCGCTGAACCTAAGAAAATCACACAGAAAGATTTGACTCAAATGCTCACTCAGGCGCAAGACCTCTGAGGTGAGTAATTGGCACGCAAGAGAACCAAGGCCGAGGCCTTAGAACGATTGGTTGAGGCTCGTAGTCTGACAAGTCGAGCCCCTGTCAAAGGGAAGGCCAAGATTGTTCAAGAAGCCGCTTTTTTAGGTGCGGCTGGTTTGGTAATGCTTGACCCTTTGAACAGATTGGCCGATCAAGTCACCGTCGTACCATACGACATGATTGCAATTCCTGCACATGAGTATTTTCGATTGTCTAGCAACCCAACATTTCAGATTTACATTCGAGGCGGTGAAACTATCATGCCAACAGGGGGTAATGTGGAAGATGTGCAACAAGTAGTCGAGGAGATGGCTGTGGAGGACACACCAGTGCGTAAAAAGCGCAAGACTCCCTATCAACGTGCTTATAAGAAGGCATTTGATGCCCTAGCACCTAGTTACAAAAACAAGAACGGCAAGTGGAAGAAAGACGGTTTCAAGCGTTGTGTTAAGGCAGCTCACAAGAAAGCAGGAGGGAAGAAGTAATGCCGGTTAGTATCATTAAGGAAACCATCGAAATACCTTCAGTAACATGCGACGCTGATGGAAACGCATTCTTGACAAAGCGTATCAATTTACAAAGTGGATTTAGGCACATGTTGCAACAAGTTGACATGTTTCAAGACCGATTTCCAACATTTGTAGGGGAAGGTACGCAACTCGCTGAATTTGAGGTTGTTGTGACTGCATATCCTTCGATTCCGACAAACATGCCATTTACTCCAACTTCAACATTGAGTTACCCTGCTGGTGGTGATGATTCAATTTTATTCAAAGCACATAGGCAAGTGTACGATTTTTCCGTCGTTCAAAGTTTTCAAGTTGGGCAGTATGAACAATTTCCTAGTGTTCAAATTGCAGCTATGAATAAATCGTACTTTTACACCGATCATGTTTACATCAACATGTGTTGGAAGGGTGATGCAGATAGAACATATGAAAATCTCGCATACTCTTTCATGTTTGTTTTGGACAACAAAAAAGTCCCCAATTTAGAAGATACATTAGGCAAGATGGCCGAATCGCATGAAGCAATGTGCGCCTTGGTCATGTCAAATGGACGCATGACAAGCGTATCGAACCTTCGCGGCAATACATTCCCAACTTGGAGATTTGGTGGAATCAGGCCTGAGCACACCATTTCTCCTATTGCAGCTAATTCATTCTTCCTCGAAATCGACACACGAGACGCTGAAGAGATGGTTACAACAGCTGCCGTGCGTCAATCTATTGCTGATTCTCGTGCGATGAGTCCGTTTAATGAGGCATTTGGTGACCGTCGCCCAGACTGGTTGGACATGAATTTGAATCAAGGAATCGTTGCAGGTGCTGTTCGTGCCGATCCGATTCCACTAAAGTATGCTGATAATGGAAACACAAGGATGTTCTGATATGACTGAAACTGAAACTGAAACGAAAACTGAAGAAACCGCCTCGAGAACACAACGCTTTGCAGAGTGGCTCATGAAGCGAGACGAACGCCGTCAAGAAAAAGAAACCAGTCTTGAAGGATTGATGAAGTTCAACATCTTTCTTTCAACTCTTACATTGGTATCTGTGGCTGGTGCGACTGCACTCGACTATGCAATGATTGCATGGCTTTGGGTCTAAGCAAAATCAAACAGTGTTTTCTGATCG